CCGATGGTCGGGTTTAGATTGCCAGCGAAGTCCGTCATTAACGGCCCCCGCTAAGTGTTCTCGCGCCGATACGCGACGCCGCCGTTCCACGATTCCTCAGTGTCGTTAATGAGGAATTGTTTTCGGACCCACGGGAAAAAATACCAATCGTCCCCGGCGATTGAAATGACCTGACCTGGATCCAGGTTCGCAATATTCACCATTCGGACGTCGGCTTGAAAACCGACGCGACGAATGAGATCGGGAGCGGTCGAGCGGTCGACGATCTCGACCGGACACGGGACTAATGGTTTATAAGCCGAACCCTCGGAGATTCTGAAACCATGAAAGGCGGAGAACTCTCGCGAATTTTGCCAACCGCCATAAGCCGCCCATCGAGCATTTCCGGCCGTATCAAGTCCGCCCGAACCATCATTAAAAGCCGCCCATTCCGTGAGCGGATCGGGTTCGCCCGGATAACCGTCGACGCGCATCGTCGCGCATCTATTGACGTCGAAAGTAAGCGCGTCAATTCCGAACGCATGAAATTGGCTTTTCGGTTCGTCGATCCGGCTTGTCGATTGATTCCAGTAATGACCATAACAATATTCGCCGCCGACCCAATCGCCGACCTTGTCGATTTCGCCAAATCCGAAATGACGGTATCGACCCGCGTCGACCTCGACGACCACATGGATATAAGCCGGGGCCGAATCGTTCTCGAAAAAAAAGTAAGCCGTATGAGGCCCGGCGAATTCATTCACGCATCGACCATTATCGAGACTTAGGAGCGTATTCGATTCCTCCCCATTGCCGGAACTGCCCGTCGCCGTCCACGGATCGGTAGTCGGAGACGGATCGGCGGCGGTCGCCTGGTACATTGCCATAGTTCCGCCATCCGTCGCCTCGGTGTATTGCATGGAAACGAAAATCGAATTTTTCGAGAAACCAATCGAGCCGACGTCGGCCGTGATCGTGTTAAAAAAATCCTGAGTCCATCCGTTCGCCTGTAGGAATGTCGATAATTGAGTGAGGAGATTCTCAATCGACGAGGATGTTCCGGTTTGAAAGGCCATGAGCTAGGCGTCCTCGCGCATAAAGAAAAAAGCGAACTGATCCGTCCGGTTCGCGCTTTGAAACGCTCGATAATAAATCCCGCCGATAATGACGCGATCCTCCGAGACGATATTATTTCCGGCGGTCGATCCCCAAAAAACCGAGTCGATCTCTCCGAGAATTTGGAGAGACGGGTCGACAAAGTGAACGACGGTCGGGATCAAGTGAGTTATATCGGCGACCGAATCCTCGGTCTCCCGGAGCGTGTTCGTCGGCGTTCCGGGGTTCCCCGTGTGAGGAATCATTCCCGACCAGCGATAGGAAATATCGCTCCGAACGAACTGATCTATCGGCGAAATTTCAGGCGATTGCGGAGCGCGTTCTCCGCATGGATAAACCATTCGGTCGGTCGCTTCGAATCGAGACGATCCGGCGAAACTCCAGTTATTTATGTATTGCCAGGACCCGTCAAAAAACCGGAGTCCGGCCGGGCCGCGAATATTGCCAGCGGTCCCGGTCCATGCGCCCGGATCAGCGAGTCCGCATTGAGTCGGGCCGGACGAACCGAAAGCCTCGTTCCAGCGCGTCGAGGAGGAGGCAATGTATAGCGGATAGGGATATTCGGTCGGCGTGGCGAACGGGTTCAGGAACCCGAGATAAAACGATTCGTAAGTCGAGCCGATCCTCATAACGCCGGAAAGGGCGCGAGGCGTTACGTGGAACCAGCATTCGATAGCGCCATTCGATAACGGGACGAACGACGCGATCTCATTCGGGCTCAGATAGGAGAAACCAGGTTGATCGACTAAATCGAAAAGCGTGTTAAACCCGGTCATTCCGAATAGTTGCCAATTAAAAGTCGAGACGCCGGTGTCGCGGACCTCCAGAATCCCGATATAAATTTCGTCCGCGCCAGCGTTTCCGGGTCCTTGTAATTGGACCTCGCGCTCAAGGACTTGCGGACCGCCAGCGCCGGAGATCGTCGGGTTATCAATCGCCGAGAGCGAGCTCGCGACGTTCCGATTAACGGCCCAATTCTGAGCCGAGAATGTGAGATTAAACGTCGCGTCGTCCGCGCCTGTTCCGCCCGTGACGGCGACCGGGTTCGCCGGGTTCGAACTGTACGCGCCGCAATCGAAAACGCGGACGCCGTCGATCACGCCAGCGGCGACGCTCGTAACCTCAAGCGTCACGGTCAGGCCGGAGACTACAGTCCCGCCGCCGACGGTGAGGATGTCGCCCACGGTGTAACCGGTTCCTCCGGCGTTAATCGCGACGGCGATGGCGTTATTATTCACGGCCAGATCGAGGAGGCGGAGGAGCGCGTCGTCGTAATCGGTCGCCTGGTAATTGTGAGTCGCGGACATCCGGTTCTCCTATCCCAAAAGCCGACGAACGGCCTCCGGATTTTTCTGAATCACGTTAATGACCGACTGTTCTCCCTCCGGCGTTTCGATCCCGCTCGGGATGTCGGCCGGGTCGGATACATTAACGACGTTCACAGTCGGCGGCGCTTGTGCGGCTTGTGAGATATTGACGTTCGGTTGAATCGAGCCCGAGCCTGGCGGAGTGAATAGCTCAGGTCCGCGCTCCCCGACCAGAATGGGCTGGCCGCCGCGAACGGTTCCGCCAGCCTGAAAACCTCCGCCGAATAATCCGCCGACGAACGAAAGGAATCCTCCCGCGCCGTCGCCGCCGCCTCCGAGACCGCCTAATATTTTGAACACTTCGGCCGACAAAGCCTCGGCGGCGAGTTGCTGTAATAACTGAGCGAACTTGAAAGGAACTTGATCGAGGCCCTCCTGTAACGGATCGGCGAGAACCCCGGTAAGCGTATCCTCGGCGGATTCCTTTGCCGAATCGAAAAACTCCTGAAGGGTCGGCCCTTGCGCGTCGAGGGCGTCCTTTTCGTCGAGGAGCGCCTGAGTCAGTTCGCGGATTTTCGCGGCCTGTTCCTCGGTCGCGCCCTCGGCGAGCGCCCGGACTTCGGCGTTCAATGCGATGGCCTCGTTATCCGCCTCAAGTAATAAAATCTCCTCCTCAAGCGCGGCGATCTGTTCGTCGAATGTTTCGGCAAGTTCGGCGGCCTCGATCTCCTCACGGAGCGCCCTTTGAGTTTCGAGGGCCTCCTCGCCTTGTCTGAGGAATGCCTCGCGGAGCGCGTCGACCTCCTCGGTCGGAACCAGGTCGCCGAACGCGGCATTCGCCGCCGCCGCGAGTTCGATGTCCTCCTTATAGCGTCGAATTGCCTCGTCGGCCTCGTCGCCGAGTTGCGCCTGAATGGCGAGTTCCCCGGTCTGTTGTCTCAGGGCCTCAAGGAATTCCTGAGTCGCGTCGCTCGCCTCGGTGAGAACCTCGACCGTATTCGGATTGATAATTTCGCCGTCGCCGTCGCCGCCCCCGATTTCCTCGACCTCCTCGCGGACACTTCGGAACGCCGGGAGGAGGATGTCGTTTATTTTGAGACTCGCGCCGTCGATATTCTCGCCGAACGCCTCAAAAAAATCGGTTACTGAGAGACTCGCTCGGTCGAATCCGCTCGTGTCCTCGAAAATCGCTTTCGCCTCGGTGAAATTTCCTTTCGCTAGTTGAACGATTCCAGCGGCGACGCCGCCGAGGCCCTCGGCGAACGCGACGAAAAATTCCTTTCCGACTCGGAGCGTGTCGAAAATAACCGAGACCGCCGAACCGGCCGCAATCACCGAGATCGCGAACGTATTAAATCCGGCGCTCGTGTCGTCCAGGGCGTCGAGATTTCCGGTCAAGGCGTCGCCGAGAGTTCCGAGAACTCCCGCCGTGTCGATCAATAATTGAGCGAGCCCGGCCGACGCGCCGGCCGCCTGATCGACCTGACCGACGAACGAAATAAACGCATTATTGAGACTCGTGAGTCCTTGTCCGACTGTCGGGACGGTCTGAGAAAATTGCTCGTCGAGTTGATCGCCGCCCTTGAGGATCGCTTGAAAAAATTCCTCGCTTGATACCTTGCCCTCAATAACCAGGGTCCGCAATTTGCCGACTGAGATTCCGGTGTCGCCGAATCCTCGGGCCGCCGCCTGAGCGAGAGGGAACGCGCCCTCAAGGATCGAATTGAATTCCTCGCCTCGGACGATACCCGACGAAAACGATTGTGATAACTGCCGGAGAGCGCCAGCGGATTCGGAGGCGGCTCCGCCTGTAATTGCGAGCGCCTTACCGGATAGCTCGGTGAGGCGGAGTAATTCCTCCTGAGAGGCGTTCAGTTCGTCGGCCGCAATCGACGAGCGGCTGAATAATTGCGCGGTCGCCTCAAACGGGGCGCGGGTTTTTTGCGCGATGTCGAAAAGGCGTTCGTTCGCCGTCGCGAGCTCCTCGGTCGAATCGGTAACGATCCGGAGCGAGTTTTGGATTTTGTTGAAAGTGTCCGCCGTCCGGACGAGTTCTCGAAAACTCAGCGCCCCGGCAAGCGCGACGGCGGCGGTTCGGGCCGCCCGAAATCCGGCGGCGGCGGCCTTTGATCGTTTCTCGACTTGGCCGAGCGCCTGTCCCGCTTGTTTCGCTCCCCGTTGAACTCCGGAGGAATCAAGGACGACACGAATTACACGATCAGTCATGACTTAGGAACCAGGCTCGGCTTTTGATTTCGCTCGATGTCCGCCTTTCGTTTCTCGGCCTCGTCGAGTCCTTTCCAATGCGCGAGGAGAACTTTATCGACCGACCAGATAATTCGTTTCGTCGTGTCGGGGTCGAGGCCATAGGCGTGACAATATTCGACTATGGCCGTGATTGGAATGGTCCCGCGTGGTGTCCGGCGTTCGCTTTGTAAATCACGATACGCCTCCCAATAAACGAAAAATCGCGGGTCGATTTTTGGCGGGTCCTCAATGTGATCGGGCGGAGTGAGACCGCGTTCCTTATAGGCCGCGATTATCGACTCCGAAACCTCGGCGTCCCCGATCCGGAGTTGATGATCGAGGACCTCGCTCAGTTTCCCGCCGCGTCCTCCTCGTGGGCGACGCGATAGTTCGACCAGACGACGGCGACCCGCTGGACGCCCTGAAAAAATTTCGGGACGCGCTTGAATAACGCGACGACATTTTTTTCCGAGAACCTGAGTTTCGGGTCCTTTTTGTCGGCCGGGTCCGTCCATTTCCAGCCCTTGAGAACTGTCCGGGCATAGATGCGATATAACAATTCGCGATCCAATGCCTCGTCGATACTGTCGAGCCCGTTTCCCTTTAGGCCGATGGTCATTTCGGCGAGTTCGCGCCGATAGTCTGGATTCAGCGCGGCGTCCGCCGGCCGAACTTGGACCGTCGCGATAACTTTCCCGCCGAACTCGATCTCGCACGATCTCCCCTCATTGATTAACTTATCCGATGTCTCGAAAGCGTCATAAACCCTCACGGTTTTCTCCTCGGACCGTCACGGTCCATTAGTGAATAACTACCGGGCAAAATTGACCCTTTGGGCGCTTATCGTGTAACCGAACACCGAGGACAGAATCGCCTGATAGGTTCCGGGGATCGTGACGTCGGCATTTTTACCAGGGACGTCCGGCGCTCCTCCGGAGAACTTGATTCGCGGTAAGTCGAACACCATCGAACGACCGTCGCCGCCTTGCGTAATGAGATCGAGCGACGTCTCCGCGTTCGTCAAAATGACCTGGAGAATTTCGTCGTTATCGAAATAAGTCGAGAGCGTTCCCGTGACCGAGAGTTCGCCGACACCGATCCCGGCCGCGCCGAACACGCCGACCGCTGGCTGGCGTCTCAAATTGTTATTGATCTCGATGGTCGCCTCAAGGACGAAATTCACGCCAGCGGCGTCGATTGGATCGACACCCCGGCCGAGTCGACCGATGTCGTTCGAAGTGTTGTAAACGTCGAATTGTTCGGCGTCGACATCCGTCGGGAGCGCGGCATATAGATCAGCATACGCCGGGGACGCATCCGAGACGGCCGAATTAAAGCCGAACCAGGTAAGCGATCCCACGGCAATCGCTTGAGGCGCGAGCGTAATATTAAAGTTATTCAGCGCCATCCCGAGGAATAGTTCGCGGGTGATTGGCGAATGATCCTCGAAACGTCGCTCGACCGCGTTTTGATGCGAGCCGATAGATTCCGCGCCGTTCTCGACACGCGATCCGTAAAAGGCTTGAACCTGTTCGGTCCCGGCGGCGTCCGTCGCCATGCCGGTCTGAGCGTCGACGGTGATCGTGTCGGCCGTGAGATCGACCTCACGAGCTCGCGTCCAGACGTTATTCCCGGCGGTTGCAAAGTCGGCGAATTTGAACCACGCGCCGATAGTGATCGGGACACCGGTTCCGAGCGCATCATCGAGCGCCCCGGCCGGAAACGAAAACACGGCGTCGGAGCCTGAGACGACGACCGAAATGTCTCCGGTCCCTTGAGCCGCGAATCCCGTGACATTGATCCTCGTATCCGCGTCGGCCGTTTCGGTTCCGGCGACGGCCGTGGTCGCGGTCCCGGCGAGCGGGTTCACTGTGAGGACGTTCACGGCGATCCCCGTGATCTCGAAAATCCCGTCACCGACGTCGCCCGTGGCGAGTTTCTGGAGGCGGATAATCTGGCCGATGATAAAGTCGCCGCCGACGTCGACCGTAATCGTTCCGGCGCCGAAACCGGTGATCTCGCCGGTCCCTTGTTTCTGAACGGTCGCGGCGTAAGTCGAGAACAGGGCGTCCTCGATCAGCGCGTCGAACGCCTCAAACGAAACCTCGATCCCGGTGTCGCCGCCAGCCTCCGCGCCGACGAGTATCAGGTCGGCGATTTGGCGGTCTGGCCTGATCTCATTGGAGACAATGGTATTCGGCGCGAACGCGAGATTCGGCGTTCCCGTGAATCGGAGTTGATTGAGATTAAACGGTCCGCCTGGTATCGGCGCGACCCGCTGAGAGGATCGGAAAAATCGTAACCCGACTCGATTAGTGTCAGACATGGCGGTCTCCTGAGTTGAACGGAGCCCGTCTCACACGGACCGGAATGAGTCATATTCGATTTGAGCGTTTACGTTGACTTGGAACCATTGCTGAACGCGCCCGGCCTCGGTCAATCCTTGCTCACGAAATCGGATTCCCGTGATATGTGTCGACTCGACAAAATCGAGGAGAATCTCCGCGATCTGGTCCGCTCGCGCTTGCCCGGTGTTATGCCGGACAAAAACCTGAGCGGCAAAAATCGCGACTCGTCGGACTTGGATTGTATTCCCTGCGCCGAGACTTGCAAGCGAACCCGACGAGTGAGCAACTGACGCGAAAACATAGGCTTGCAAGTTCCGAGGATTAAAAGAGATATTATCCCACGCGACAATATCGAGGTCCTCACCGGCCCCGGTCCAATGCGAGCCGAACGCGCTACGAACGGCGTCGCGCATTTCGGCCGGTGTCCTGGTCGACGCGCCCATTAGTCGAGGTCCTTTCGTCCGCCGGGAGTGTCGAGAGCGGCGTCGATTTCCTCGTCGACCCATCCGGACGGCGCTTGCGTTGAATGCCCGAGCGCGAGTCGATTCGCATACGGGACGTTATTTTGGATCACGAGATTAAGTCCGGGCGGCCCATTCTCAAAACGCTTAATTTCATTCAAGCCGGAGGCGAACGTCGAGGCTCCAGCTGGATCGACACCGGCGACGACCGTCTCGACGGCCCGGCCGCCTGACACGACCCAATTTCGCCGGAAGTGTCCGCCGACATAACCAGGCGGCGCTGAATCCTTTCCGCCTTGCCAGAGTGTCGGGTTTCCGACGGGCGATGCGAAAATCAGGTTCCGCAATACGGCCGCCGCCGTGGTCGCAAAATCCTCGATAGTCTCCGCGTCTAATTGGCGGCGGATTTCCCCGGCGTTGAATGGTTTCTCGGCCATTACGGAGCCCTAACCTGTAGCTTATAGAGAAAATCCGTTTTCCCTGGTCGAATGCGATTGACGTCGATAATATTTTTCTCGGTCGCCTCGTCGACAATTTTGTCGGCCGTCGTCGGGACCGTGGTCCCAAGCGAAAGCGCCGCGATCAAAACAGTCTCGTCGCCGTCCTGTATTGAGGTCCCGTCGACGAGACTCCTCCGAATTGGAACGACTACGGCCGGAGCTATCACGACCGTCTCCGCGTCCGTCGGATTAACCTCCCACGGTTTCGCCGGATCGGCCGGGGCCTCGGTCGGGATTCTCAATTCGACTAGGCGATCCTCGCCGAACTTACGAATCAGGGTGAGCGCGGTATCCTCAAGGGCCACGTTATCCCGCCCTGAGCGTGAGCCCGGTAACGCCGCGCCGGAGCCAGCGGCGAATCACGAGTTCGGCGCGGGGATATGATTGGAACCTCCGCGTCGAAACGTCTCGATATGTTCGTTCGGTTTCGAGGACGTCGACCTTATCTCGGGCGCTGATAACCTCGCGCCCGGTGTCGTCGGTTACGGGTGTCGGAGCCAGCGGCGAGGAGACCGCCTCGAAAGCGTATTCGATTGAGGCGTTCCCGATGTCCTCGGGAATCTCGTCGGCGGGGACCAGGACGCCGAGTTCGTCGAAAACACTTTCCCTCGGCCATTCTAGCCGCTGGTCCGACGAAAACCGAACGCCCTTGTATCGGTTGCGATAAGTCTGATCGAGATAATCCGCGCCTTGAATCAGCGCCGAACTCCGCTCCTTTGAGGAGAACGCTCGCCACGCGGTTTTTCGATCCGAGTTTTCGAGATATTGATCGGCGTCGTTCAGGTCGGAATAGACGTTCGCATTCGCGAGGCCCGTCCCGTCCTCCTTAACCAGCGTGATCGCCATTCCCGTCTCCTATTTCGTGACGTCCATTTGGAAAATATATCGCTCTTTGGCGATGGTGAGAATTTTTCCCGCCGTGTCAGTCTGTTGAATATCATAAAAATATTCCTCGGGAACTTGATCGGCCTCGCCTGGCAACCACGGAAACTCGACCTCGCCATTCGGCGCGTCGGTGATCGTCCCGCTTATCGAGGCGAGTTCGGTTCCAATCGGAACGCCCGGATCAGGATCGCGCTCCGTGTTTACTGTCAATATGAAACCGAACCCCGTGACGTCGAGCGGCGTTCCCGCGACCGGAGCCTCCGGATCCAGGACGAATATTTTATCGGGCGCGGTGTCGCCTCGTTTTCGTGCGATACATATCCCATTAAAATCAGTGTCACATGAGGCCATCGTCGTCTCCTACGGGACCGATTGAGTCGAATTGTCCTGATCTATCGAGATCGTTTGTCGGCTATTTTGCAGGAATACGAGGAGCGATTGAAGTGAGTTCGGAATTCGTTTCGCGCTTTGATCGAAAATATTTCCGGTCAAGGTAAACGCGAGCTCCGCGATCCCCTGTAATTCTCCGAGGGCGCGGAGCGTTCCGTCCGCGTCGATAGTTAATTGAGCCGACCCGGTAAGCGTCCCGACTCCAGCCAGATTTCCGGCCGCCGTGATTGCCAGATCGGCGGAGCCAGCGAGTTCGCCGACGCCGAGAATGTCGCCGGCGGCGTCGATTGTAATGTCGACCGACCCCTGAATGAATCCGGGAGCGGCCAGCGCCCCGCTCGGCGTAATGACGAGGGCGGACTCACCGATCAGAGCGCCGGTCGCGAGAATGGTTCCGGCCGGAGTGATCGTCATCGTCAGGCCGCCATTAAGCGCCCCTCGTGCGAGGATCGTCGCGGCGACTGTAAACGCGAGCGGGATCGTCCCGGCAAGTCCGCCGATACCGTTCAAGTCCCCGGCGGGTGTCAATACGAGATCGGCCGAGCCCGAGATCGGCGCGAGTCCGGCGAGGTTTCCGGATGGCGTCAAAACGAGGTCAGTCGTTCCGAGTAGCTCACCGAGGGCCGTTAAATCTCCGGCGAGGCTCAGTGTCAGGGTCGACGTCCCGAGGAGTCCTCCGGTCGCCTGAATCGTTCCGGACGGGGTTATCACCATCGTCGCCGCGCCAGCGAGAGCGCCGAGCCCGGCAATGGTCCCGGTCGCCGTGAATACGAGCGGAATCTCTCCCGCCAGATTCGCGCCGACGGCCTGTAAATCCCCGTCGAGTTGAAATACCAGGGCGGCCGTTCCGATCAATTCTCCGCGAGCCTGAATCGTGGCCGACGGTGTAATCAATAACGCCGAGGAACCGGCGAGAGCGCCCCGACCGACCAGCGTCCCGGATGGCGTTAGGACAAGGGCGCTCGTCCCTAATAACGCCCCGATAGCTTGGAGAGTACCAGCGGGAGTCAGGAGGAGCGCCGCCGATCCGGCCAGAGCGCCCGTCGCCGAGATTGCGCCCGACGGTGTAATGACCAGCGCCGAGGCCCCGGCCAATTCACCACGGCCGACGAGCGTTCCCGTCGGCGTCAGGACTAAGGCGGACGATCCAATCAAAGCGCCGAGCGCCTGAATAGTTCCAGCTGGAGTGATCGCCATCGCCGTCGATCCGGATAATTCGCCGCGCCCGGTAAGCGTCGCGGCCGGTGTCAGGACCATATCGACCGAGCCGGAAATCTCCCCGGCCTGTAATTCGACGATCTCGCAACCGACCATAAGCCACGGTTTATCGGAGTCGATAACGTGGAGGATCGTGTCGGTCCCGGTCGGCCCGTTGATCCGCGTGTAAATGCCTTGAGTCGACGAGGTTCCGCCGTCGTTATTCTCCACGAAATACTGTTCGGTATAGTCGGCGTCCGTCGAAAAATAGGTGTCGTTTCGCGGATAACCCATATTCAGAATGAGCGAGCCCGTGTTCGTCACCGTCATGTCGAGTTGAGATTGATCGTCGTCCGTCCCGCCGCCGCAAGTCGGAGCGCCGCTCGTGCCGTTCGTGTTCGAATAATCACCGTTAATCGGCGCCTGGTTTTCAGCGCCCGAGATTCGGCTCACCGTAATATGAGAACCGAAATCCTGAGTGTCATTCAGGAATGTCGCGGTAAGCGTGAACGAACTCGGCGAGCCGAACGCCCACCAAAATTCCCCGCGAGGCTGGCTTATTCGACCGCCACAAGCGACCGTCCCGGAGACGCGAGCCCATGTCAGGCCGCCGCCGGTTACCGTGTCGACCTCGCTGGTTCCCGGCGTCCCGCCGTTCGTATACATCATGATCGCGGCGAGATAAAACTGATCGGTCCCGCCTGGTACGCTCGCGACCTCCAATTCGTCGAGGGGCGCGATGTCGTCCTGTAGCGCGGCGGTCACGCTTTCATAGACGACACTCATGGACGCGATTTCCCGAGGTTCGGATTTCCTGAGCGGAGAGAACGGAGTCGATTTCGAGATCGCGCCGGGAGATTAACCTCGTTCGCCCCGGCGAAAGTCCTATGTATCGCGATTAGAATCGCGTCGGCTTTGTGCGACCATGCTGGATCAATCGCGGCTCGCTCGATAATGAGGAACTCGTCGGCATTGGCCGCCGTGAGTCGGAAATATTGAACGATAGCGCGGCGAATCTCGGCGAGGGTGTCGTCGGCCGGATCGAATCGAACGCCCGTCGGCCATCGAGTTTTATTATCGACGTCCGAGTGAGCGACGTCGCCGATCTCGTGGAGCTCGCCGAGGTCGGGCGTAAATATCCAGACTACAGTGTTCGCGAGCGCCATGTCCGCGCCTCATTTCGGTAGGCTGGCGTTTAGATTCGCATCCGTGAGGATTCCAGCGATCCGCAAAGTTTTGAAACGATCCCCGGCGCTATGCTTGGCCTGACGACCGCCCTCACGAAACCACGAGGCGATAGTCATAGCGGCCGGGGCCTCCCATTTTGCGACCATGCCGCCGAACTGAAACGCGACTAATTCTCCCTGGATCCAGGCGTCCCATTTTGTCGAGTCGGTATCGTCGACCCGAACGTCGGCGGCTAAATGTTCCGGAGCCTCCTGACGTTTGAGGCCGCTCCGATCCTCCCGAGACATACCAGCATTCCGCGCCGCTACGCCAGCGCAAAGCCGGAGACGCTGAGATATATCGAAAGCCTGAGAATAGGAGAACCGCGCATTATGCGACGCCACGCGAAAAACGACCGCGTCGTTTTCGACGTCGACCGAGACGCCCTCACGTTTGAGGAGGTCGCTCACTCGGTCGCGGCGGCGGGTTCAGCGGCGGCGGCTCCGGCCCCGAGCGCGGCGGCCATGATTGCCTTAGCCTCACCGGACCCTCGACTCCCTGAAAGGACGGCCGACCTCATAGCATCATGAGCGGATTGCCATTCCGGGTGATCCTCAAGGTCCGCCTCGTTCCTCGATGCGAGGAAATTTATCTCGGCGGCCCGACGGCCGGTTTCCTTTTCGAAAGCCGCGACCTGGTCGGTATCGTTCGCGGCCGAGGATCGCTCGACGAGCGTTCCGATTCGCGTGACCCGCGCCTCAAGTCGGGCGAGTCGACGGACATTTTTCAAAAAATTAGCGAGTTGCATTTGTATCCCCTTGCTAGTGAATGGCGTCAATCCAAACTGACGTCGAGATCGCCGGCCGCAAATTCCGGCGTAATTCCGACGCTCACGGCGAGCGAGGCGGCGAGAGCGCCGACCATATTCAGGAACCCGACGCCACTCGTGGCAAAGCCGAGGCCGAAATGAGTGATCGTGTCCGAACCCGACGTCGCTTGTGGGAACGTGACCGCCGCGTCGTTATCGCCGACACCGGCGGCGACCGTCCAGCCAGCGGCCGAGCGAGCAATCCCGACGCGAGCGTATGGCGTATAAGTCGCCTCGTTCGTCGTCTGATCGCTCACCGTCTCAGCGGGGAGGGCGGTCATTAGACTCGTGAAAAAACTTCCGGCGCCGACCGAGGGCTGGAGACCTCCAGCGTCCCCGACATTCGGGGCGGCGACGTTCGTGAGGATCAATTCGAGGAGGTCGTCCTCCCAAAAATTTTGTGCTGACATGATGCGGCTCCTGTTTCGCTGGCGTGGTGATTATGACTTAAAAAATTGGATCAGGTAAGCGTCCCGGTCCCGATCAGTATTCGCTGGCTTTTCGGCCCGAGAAAATATATTTCCAGGCTGCCCGTCACGAGCGTCGCCCCGCGTGTAATTGTGAGCGTCCGTCCCTCTCGAAAAATCGCTCGGATCGTCGTGAATTCCTCAAGCGCCTCGGAGTTCCGCGCTTGATTGATACCGTCCGAAAATAATGTATCGCCCGGCGCGATTGTCTGAGGGGCCGGAGGGATCGGAAAAACCGCGCCGGAGACGCGAGCCTTAATGTGGATGTCGGCGGGGATCGTCAGACTGTTCGGAAACGCCACGGTCGGAGCGGCGCTCCCGAAATCGTGAGGCGTCGCGATTAGACCCGCGATGTCGAAATCGCTTTGATCCTGTTTCGTTCTCCGCCTCTCACGGGCAAAGTATCCACGCGCCGCGTCGGCGCGAGGTCCCGTCGGCGTCGCCATGTCCTACTCCGAACCGGCGTTCGCTTTCGAACCGTCTCCCTGGTCGCCCGTGTCTGACTTGGGCGGGGTCCGGGTCGGACGGGACATCCCTCGCGCTCGCGCTCTGTGAAACGCGGCGTCGATAGGAGCCTTTCCGGCGGCTTTCAGAATCTCGGCGATCCGAGCCGGGTTCGATTGGCGATTGGCGCGGATTTTTTTCTGAGCGGCAATGTGACCACGAACGGCGTCGACGAGCGTGTCCGACTCGACCGTATGCGGATACAGTTCGGCCATGAGTTGACGAGAGGCGGCGCGGCAAGTCTCGATCCCGTCGAGGTGTTCCTGTAATTCCGCCTCGACGACCGCGAGCTCCTCGTGAATAGCGGCCTTGCGTTTTTCCTCCTCCGCGTCGACCTCGGTCGCTGGCCGTTCAGCGGTCGCGATGGTCTCTTTTCGGCGCTTGGAATCGGCCGATTTTTTATCGGCTTGCGCCGAACTCGGAGGCGCGATCTCACGCTCGGCCGGAGGCTCCGGGTCCGACTCCGGCTCGGGTGAGGGGCTCGGAGTCGGTTCCGGAGTTGGTTCCGCTGGCGTCTCCGGAGGAGTCGTCTCCGTTTCTGGCGCGGTCTCGGGTGAACTGGTCTCGGTCTCGGATAACTCGTTCGCGAGTTCCTCGGTCGAGGGTGTTTCGTTTTCGTCTGGCATTGGTCGGGCCTCCTCGTGAAATTAAAGGGAGCGGACCCTCACGGTCCGCCTCCGACACGGTGAAAATTA